CCGTCGAAATCAAATGCGAGAATTTTAACGAATTTTAGAAAACGATTCTATTAACTAGTTCATAAACGAAAAATTTTTCTAGGTTTTCAAACTAAAATGGGAAAACGTGGCGCGAAGCCGAAACCTACAGCCCTTCGATTACTGGAAGGGAACCCCGGACGATTGCCGATTAACGACGCGGAGCCGCAATGCGGTATCCCGCCCGTAATGCCGGCGACCGTGGCCGTTGATGCAATAGCTGCAGAGGCGTGGAACCGCTTGCGCGAAGTGTGCCCGCCGCAGCTATACAACGCAATGGACGAACAGACATTAACGCAGCACTGCCTTGCGTGGTCGATGTTCCTTCGCTCTCAGCAAGAAATTGACGAAGGCGGGCTGTTCATCGAAACGCCGCACTACGACAAGGAAGGCAACCACCTATACACAGAGAAGGACGTATCGCCAGCGCTCAAAACGTGGAAGTCGGCTAGCGAGGTACTGCTAAAGACAACCGACCGCCTAGGGCTATCCCCGACAGCTAGAACACGCATTCAAATCCCTAAGACGGTAGACGTACAGTCAAAGTTTAAAGGGCTGATCGGGCGCGGGGTGCAGAATGCCCCGTAAATCCCCCCTTATTCCGGTAAATACAACTAAAAAACCTCGCGGGCGCCCCAAAAAGGCGGCTGTTTCTGCCGTTAAAATCAGGCGCTCCGACCGGATTATTGAGTTTATCGAGCGCCTGCAGGTGCCATCAGGCATCGGCCAAGGCAAGCCCATGCGCCTTCGCGACTGGCAAAAAGACCTAATTCGCGGTACGTATGACCCCCTAGACGAGCTCGGCAACCGCCGTATTCGCCGCGCCTTGTGGTCCGTCGCGCGCAAAAACGGCAAGTCGGCGCTCGCGGCGTCGCTCTTGCTCGTGCATCTAGTGGGGCCGGAAGCCAAGCAAAACGCAGAAGTCTACAGCGTTGCGAGCGACCGGGCGCAAGCCGCGCAAGTCTACAAGATGGCTAGCCAAATGGTCGCGCTCGACGCGGAACTAGCCGATATGTGCAAGTGCTTGGACACTACCAAGCGCATTGTCGTGTATCAGTTGGGCTCATTCTATCAATCGCTCGCCGCGGACGCGCGACGATTGCACGGGTTTAACCCGACCTTTGTAATATATGACGAGCTAGCGCAAGCGAAGAACCGCGACCTATACGACGTTATGACGACCTCATTCGGCGCTCAAGAGGAAGGGCTTTTCCTAGCGATTAGCACGCAATCGAGCGACCCTAACCACATCATGAGCGAGCTAAGCGACGAAGCGGCGGCGCAAGAGCGCGGGGAGCTAGACGACCCGACGTTTTACGGAAAAGTGTTTTCGCTGCCGGCCGATGCAGACCCGTTTGACGAAAGGCTTTGGAAGCTGGCCAACCCGGCGCTAGGCGACTTCAAGTCAATGAAGCACATGAAAAGCTTGGCGCATAAAGCGGCGCGCTCCCCGTCCGCTCTCGCGGCGTTTAAAGCGCTCGAGCTCAACATGCGTGTTGACGCGGTGGAAGCGCTGATTAACTCCGAAGATTGGAAGGCGTGCCATCAACCGCTAGACGCGAACGACATGCGCGGCTATCCGCTCTATTGCTCGCTCGATTTGTCTAGCCGGCGCGACCTTACGGCGTTCGTCATGGCGTGGGATTTAGGCGGCGGGCGCGTCGCTGCTAAGTCTTATTTTTGGACGCCAAAGGACTTGCTCGCGGAGCGCTCCAAAATCGACGGCGCGAAATACCAGGAATGGGCGGACGCCGGCCACATGAAAGCGACCGAAGGGAAAACGGTCGGCTATGATTATGTCGTGCGTTTCGTTGCGGCCGCTATTGAGGGGCATGATCTAAAATCCATCGCCTATGACCGCTGGCGTATTGACCAGTTTAGAACCGAAGCGGAGCGCGCGGGCTTTATCCCTGAAAACTGGAATATGACGGAGTTCGGCCAAGGCTGGAAAGATATGAGCCCCGCAATTGAAAAGCTCGAGGGGCTGGCCATTGAGCACAATTTAATTCACGACGGAAACCCCGTCCTTACCTATTGCATGAGTAACGTTAAGGTTTCATCGGACGCGGCCGGAAACCGTAAATTTGACAAGAGGTTAAAAAATCGTAGGATTGACGGCGCCGTAGCTCTCGCTATGGCAATCGCTGCAATTGACGTAGCGAAGAAACCGGAAATCGAAGGCCCTTCCGTTTACGAACAACGCGGTTTGCTAGTTTTTTGAGATTGATTACATGGCGCGTTTTTTGGACGTAAAAGCAAGTAGCTTTCTTTCGCGGTTTTTCGGCGCTACGAATACGCAGCGCGTCGCTACTAACGTAACGCAGCTAGAGGAAATGCTACGCGGGGGGGAGGGCGTAACGGAACAGAACGCGCTTCGCGTCGCTGCCGTGTATGCTTGTATCTCGCTGCTAAGCCGCTCGCAGGCAATGCTCCCCTTGCAGCTTTACCGGCGCAAAGACGACGCGGAAACCGTTGAGAATAACCATGCGCTATCCGACATTCTGACCGGCGCCCCGAACCGCTGGCAGACGCCTTTTGAGTTCGAAGCAATGATGGTCGCGCATAAGCTCATCCGCGGTAACGCGTATGCGTATATCTCGCGGCTTGGCGGCGACGTTAAAGAGCTAATCCCGCTTAACCCGGCGCGCATGCGCGTAGAACAGCGCAACGATTTGGCGCTTGATTACGTCTATCGCCTCCGCAACGGCGGCGAACGCGTCTATTCGGCCGCTGATATTCACCACCGCAGAGCCATGAGCACAGACGGCGTAATGGGATTGTCGCCTATTGGCGTCGCTCGCCACGCTATCGGGCTCGCGATGAAAATGGAAGCGCACGGCTCTAAGACATTCGACAACGCCGCGAAACCTAGCGGCGCGTTGAAATCGCCTAAGCCGCTCACGGCGGAGGCGGCGGCGCGCCTGAAAAGCAGCTTCGACAGCATCCATAGCGGCGTTGAGAATGCCGGCCGCACGATGGTCCTCGAGGACGGGCTAGAATGGGTGCAAATCGGCATGAGCGCCGAAGATTTGCAATTCATCGAAGGGCGCAAATTGCAGCGCAATGAAATTGCAATGTTCTTCGGCGTCCCGCCGCACATGATTGGCGATATCGACCGCGGCACGTCGTGGGGCTCTGGCATTGAACAGCAGTCGCTAGGCTTCCTTGTCCATACGCTTAACCCGCACCTTGTAGCCGATAGGCAGGCGCTCGCGCGCGACCTGTTGAGCCCGCAAGAGCGGCGCCGATACACGATTAAGCATGAGACGGCGCTTTTGACGCGCGCCGAATTTTTGACGCGTCAAAACGGGCTCGAAATTCAGTACCGGAACGGAGTTATCAATGCGGACGAATGGCGGAAAATCGAAGGGCTCAACCCGCGCGCGGACGGCAAAGGAACCGAATACTCCGGCGCTCGAGCTCCGCAAGCGCCCGCGCCCGCGCAAAGCCAAGGCGACGGCAGCGGCCAAGCCGCAGCGTGAGCGCATCCATAACGCTATCTCAGTACGGGCGCCGGCCGTTGTCGCGCGCCCCGCAACCGCGCCCGCTGAAATTCAAGCGCGCGCGAACGGCAAGACGCTCGAGCTAGACGTATTCGGCCCAATCGGCGGTTGGGACGGTATCACCGCGGCGAAGTTTAAGCAGGCGCTAGACGAGCACGGCGGCAGCGCTAGCGAAATTGTCGTGAACATCAATAGCCCGGGCGGCGACGTATTCGACGGCGTGTCGATCCACAACTTGCTTGTGTCGCATGACGCCAGCGTGACAACGCGCGTCTACGGACTCGCGGCTTCGGCCGCGTCCATCGTGGCAATCGCCGGCGACAGTGTGCTTATGGGCGAAGGATCGTTCCTCATGATCCATAACGCTTGGAGCATGGCGGTTGGCGACACGCGCGAAATGTCCAAGATGGCGCGAACGCTTTCCTCTATTGACAAGGAACTGGCGGCGTCTTATGCCTCTCATACCGGCATCGACACTGAAGCGATTAAAGTTCTGATGGATGCCGAGACTTGGATTAGCGCCGCAGACGCGGTTGACCAAGGATTTGCGGACGGCACGTTTGAAGCGCCGTCAAACGCTGAAAACTCTTTCGACCTCTCAGCATTTAAGAATGTGCCGAAGGCTCTCGTTAAAAAGAGCCCGAAGCGCTCGGCTAAGGCCAGTAAATCGGCGGAGCTTCCAACTCCGCAGACGGAAAACCTTTTGCCGGTAATGGCCGCGTTGGAACGGCTTAAGTCGTCATTTTCACACTAGGGATTTTCCTTATATGACAATTGCTTTGAAGCGCCAAATTCGTTTGGCGCATCGGACGCACTCGGCTCCGATTTATAACGACGCGGCGCCGTCCACGGCTGAAATTCTGAAAGCCGTTGACGCCGTACAGCAGTCATTCGCAGCATTCAAAGCGCAGAATGACGCCGCTATCGCAGAAATCAAGAAAGGCAAGCCGGACGTTATCACGACCGAACACGTTGAACGCATTAACGCGGACGTTGGCAAAAATGCGCAAGCCGTCGAAGAATTGCAGCGCAAGATTGCCGCCCTTGCGGTTAGCGGCGCCGGCGATGCTGGCGGCGTTACTCCTGAACGTCGCGCGCACCGTACCGGCTTCAATGCCTATGTGCGTAAGGGCGTTAACGAGCACGGTCTACGCGAGCTCGAGGTTAAAGCGGCGCTTAGCTCTGACAGCGACCCTGACGGCGGGTTCATCGTTCCCGACGAAACAGACGCGGCTATCAGTCGTGCGCTTGAACGCGTTTCGGCAATCCGTCGCTTGGCCGATGTAATCACGATCAGCGGCGGCGGCTATAAGGCGCTGCATAATCTCGGCGGCGCAACGGTTGGTTGGGTTGGGGAACAGCAAGCCCGCACCGAAACAAACACGCCGCGCATGGTCGAAATGACGTTTCCGATGGGCGAGATTTATGCAATGCCCGCGGCAACGCAAACGCTGCTAGATGACGCTCGCGTCAATATCGACGCATGGCTTGCGTCGGAAGTACAAACGGTATTCGCGGAATACGAAGGCGCCGCGTTTACCACGGGTAACGGCGTGAACAAGCCCAAGGGCTTCATCGACACGACGAACGGAGTTGTTGCAAACGCCTCTTGGGCGTGGGGCAAGGTGGGTTACGTGACTTCGGGCGCATCCGCGGCTTTCGTCACTACGTCCGCCAGTGCCAACGCTTATGACAAGCTCCTGGACCAATACCACGCGCTGCGCTCCGGCTACCGGAACGAAGCCGCTTGGCTCATGAGCGACGCGACGCTTGCAGAAGTGCGAAAGGTGAAAGACGCGGAAGGCGCTTATATTTACATGGCGCCGACTTCGACGGAACCGGCCTCGCTTCTCGGCAAGACCGTAGAAGTAGACGACAACATGCCGGCGATTGCAGCTAATAGCTACTCTATCGCGTTCGCCGCATGGAAACGCGCCTATAAGATCGTTGACCGCTTCGGGACGCGCGTTCTCCGCGACCCATTTAGCTCCAAGCCTTACGTGCTGTTCTACACGACCAAGCGCGTCGGCGGCGGTATCCGCGATTACGAAGCAATTAAGCTTATGAAGTTCTCGACCTAACGCGGCCGCGACTTCGCAGCTACGCGAGCGCCTAACGCGCTCGCGCCCTCCCCATTCTTCTAGGATTTTGGCACTATGAAAGACGGAAAAAGCAGCGAGTACCCGCAGCTTACGCTAACGGCGGCAGTGCGGACGGCGGACGCTAACAGCGCTGCGGTAGACCGCACCTTGTACGACGCGCAAGAGATCACGCACGTCTTGCTCATGGGCGTGGGCGGTATCACCTTTGACACGACAAACAAAATCGAAGTCTTAATGGAGGACAGTGACGACGACAGCACCTATGCGACCGTCGCGCAGAAAGATTGTATCGTTGATAATGGCGTGACGGTAACATCCGGCATCGTTAAATCATTCATCGCGGCGCACGCCACCGCTACCGCTTACAGCTTCGGTTATCGAGGTAATAAGCGCTATTCGCGCCTTAAGCTGGACTTTAGCGGTACTCACGGCGTTGGCACTGCGACAGCGGCCGTTGCAATTCACGGCGAAACGAAATCTGCGCCGGCCGCTTAATCGCTGAACGCCTCTAGGAAAATGGTGCGAAGATGCTGCTTACAAGAACCGTTGCGCCTGTTGACTTTATCAGTACAGCGGAGCTCAAAGCACATCTTCGCATCGACCATGTTTACGACGACACGATTTTAGACATATATCGCAACGTCGCCATGCAAGCGCTAGACGGCCGCGACGGCTATTTACGCCGCGCCGTGTGCTCTCAGACTTGGACGTGGGAGCTACCGGAGTTTCCGGCCGGGACGGAATTGCACTTTCCGCTTCCGCCGCTCCAATCTGTTACGTCAATCCAATATTACGACGCGGACAACGCGCTACAGACTTTGAGCTCGGCTAACTACATTGTGCATGCCAACGCGCATGTCGGCTATCTAAAGCTCACGCCGGACGGCTCATGGCCGGCGACGTATGAGCGAGATAACGCAGTGCTCATAACGTTCGTGGCCGGCTACGGCGCCGCTGCGGCCGTTCCTAACCCGATAAAATGGGGCGCTCTGCTACTTGCCGGCCGTCTCTACGCTAACCGCGGCGACGGCGACGAAAGCAAGGATACGAGCGGCGACCTTTCCATGATTGAAACCGAACGCAGGCTTTTAGCCCCGTTCCGCGTTGCGGAGTTTTGTGGCAGCAATGAGCAATATTGGCAGCAAGCGCGAGCGCATCCGCATCGTTAGACAGACTAAGGCGCGCCGCGCCGATGGCGGTTACGACCGCACGCCGGCGACTATATGCGAATTTTGGGCAAGCGTTAAACCCGTCTCGGCAAACGAGGCGGAGCAAGCGGGGCGCAAGTCAGGCGCGGTAACGTATCTAATCACGACACAGCGGCGCGACGACTTCACGACAGAGGACAAAGTTGTTTGGCTCACGCGCAGCAACATTGAAATGAATATTCGCGAGATACGCACACCGGGCGCGCGCCCGCTGTTTATGGACTTCGTAGCAGAGAGCGGAGTGACGCAATAATGGCGAAAAAGTCCCGAATGTCTGGCGGCTCGAAATTACGCCGACAGCTTCGGCGCTTTGATCCGGAATTACGCTCAGAGCTCGCGCGCGAGATGGAAGCGATAGGGCGCGAGTTCCGCGACGAAGTGCAATCACGCGCGCCTAAGGACGAAGGCAACCTTGCGGGCGCCGCTCACTACGTCGTATCGAGTGACAAAATGGGCGTAGCGATTGGCTATAGCAAAGATAAACCCGGCTTTAAACGTATGTGGAAAAAAGGCGGCTTCGAAGCGCTGTTTCAGGAATTTGGAACGTCGCAACACGCCGCTCAACCATTCATCCGGCCGGCATGGCGCGCGAAGATCGGCGGCGCTCTTGACCGTATCGACGCGGCGCGCCGGCGCACCGTGCAACGCATCCTTAGAGGCGCTTAATGGCCACCGACCCAGACCTAGGCTTTCAAACTGCCATGTATACCGCGCTAGCAGCGGCGCAAGGCTCGGTAGCCGTCGAAGTGCATCCGTCGCACGGGCAAGCGCTACCCTTCGTGCGGATTGGCGAAAGCAATCTGCAAGACCATGAAATAGGCCATGAGATACGTGTTGACGTACACACGTTCTCGAGCGCCGAAGGCTCACACGAAGCGAAAGGGATAATGCATGTAACGCGGAATACTTTGCACGGCCAAGCATTCAGCGGCGGCAGTTGGATTTTCACCTGTTGCCGCGAACAAGACGCGCGCTTATTTTTTGACGCAGAGCAAGAGGAATGGCACGGTGTACAAACATATCGCTGCTTAGCCTCGCTAGCCTAAAGGATTTTTAAAAATGGTTGCACAATGCGGGCAAGCTATCGTTGTGTCATTCAAGGATGACGCGGGAACCCCTGCTTATAACGTCGTCGCCGGCCTCCGTACCCGGTCCATTTCTTTCAACTCAGAAAGCGTTGACGTTACGAACGCGGACAGCACGGGCGCATGGCGCGAAATTCTTTCAGCTTGCGGCGTGAAGTCGTCTAGCATGAAAGGCGACGGCGTGTTCACGGATGACACAGGCTTTGAAGCAGTACGAGACGCGTTCTTTGATGGCACGACCCGCGACGCGAAAATTCTTGTTCCGGGGCTCGGCACGTTCGAAGGCAAGTATAAAGTAACCTCGCTCGAATTTGGCGGCGACTATAACAAGGAAGTAACGGCATCGTTCGGGCTTGATAGCGCGGGCGTAGTCACGTTCACAACGGCATAATGAGCGAAATCAAAAAGCAGGTTAAGTTCCAATTCGGCGGCATCGAGCGCAAGTGTGATGTTACACTTGCTCTCGTTATGCCAATCGAGGAAGCGACCGGCCTGGGTATCTTAGAGCTTGCTGCTTTGCTCGGTTCGAAGCGCGCTAAGTTGGCGCACATCGCAGCGATAATCCAGGCGGCGCTTGACGCCAACGGCATGAAATACACCTTTGCGGACGTGCTGAAAGGCATCGAGCGCGACGGCATCTTCAAGGCACACGCGGCCGCGCTTATTATTATTGAGCGTTTCTTTGACGTGCCGGAAAGCGCCAATAAAAAAAAGCTGAAAGCGCCGGCCGAACCGGCGCACGAAGAAACCACTTCCCACTAGGCGATTACCTAGGCGCCGGCTCAATTATGGGCTGGCGCCCCCTTGATGTATATTCGGTTAGCGTGTCCGAGTTTTGGGCGGCGTGGAACGGTTGGCAGAAATTTAACTGCCCGCCAACCCCCGACCCAATGACCCGTGACGAGCTAGATGGGTATCTAAGGGACTGGAATCCTAATGGCTAGCGAACTAGAACGGTTGCTACTCCGCTTCGAAGCTGATACGGCCGGCTTGCGCTCCGCGCTCCGCGATATGGATAGCGCCGTCGATAAGAGCGAGCGCAACGTTACCGCCAAGCTCTCCAAAATGGATCAAAAATTCGCAAGCCTAGGCAGCAGCGTTTCTAACTCACTGCGCAGTCTAGCAGCGGGATTTGCTGCGGCTGTTTCCGTATCCGCGCTTAATAATCTGATTGACAGCGGCGCGAAGCTGCAAAACGTCGCGGACACTGTAGGGCTTACGGTTGAAAAATACCAGCAACTCTCGTTCGCCGCGCGCGAAGCTGGCGTAGATCAGAGCCAATTCGACCAAGCTATGCTAAAGCTTGCGGCTTCGGTCAGCGAGGCGCGGGCGCAAACTGGCGGCTTCTATGAGTTCTTGCGCGGCCGCGCGCCCGATCTACTTAAGCAAATTCAAGGCTCTAAAGACCTTGCGGACGCTATGGGCTTCATTGCCAACAAAGTATCAGCGCTAGGCAGTGCCGAAGATCGGGCGCTAATCTCTAAGCAGGCGTTCGGAGAGGGCGCCGTGCTGATGACTAAGGCGCTCGAAGGCGGGCGTGCCGGCCTAGATGCGGCCGCGGCATCGGCTCACAAATTCGGTGCGGTAGCGAGCAATGAAAGCGTTAAGGCTGTAAAGGAATTGAACACGGAAATTGATAAGCTAGGCGCAACTATCAAGGCGACGCTGCTCGATAAGATGGGGCAGGCAATCCCCATTTTGAAAGACTTCGTAGGCGGGATTAACAAGGGACTCAACGACAAGGAAGGACAAGAGCGTTTTCGCCGCTCGCTGCTAGGCCTCGGTAGTGGCGGCGGAGCGGAAGCGGATTTGTTCTTCGGGCAGATGGCCGAGGCTCATGCGGCGGGCTGGAAGAAAGTTGAGGCGGAAGGCATCAAGGGCTGGACGACGATAACGAAGCTACCCGAAAAGCTGCCGGTTGATCCGCGCAAATTTTTCCCGGGGATGGACGCCGTTGCAGCGCTTCGCCAGTCCGCCGCGGAAGCAAGCGGCCGTGATCTCGAAGCGGTGACGATGCAATACGAGCAAGAGCTAGTTAAATTCCAACGCATGCTGGACGATAAGATTTTGAGCGAAAAGCAATTCGCGGAAGCGCGCGCGTTGCTTGGCGAAACGATGCAGTCGAAAATCGCGCAAGTCTACGAGAAGGAAACGCAACAAGTCCGCGAGCTAGCTAACGAGTTTAAGAGCGGATTGGGCGGCGCCGTTAACAGCGTTTTCGACAGCATCATTCAAGGCTCGTTTAGGGCTTCCGATGCTATCCGCAATCTTGTGGCGGAAATGGCGAAGCTTGCGACTAACCGCGCAATCACGCAGCCGCTCATGGATTACTTGCTCGGCACGTCCGGAAAGGGCGGCGCGGTAACGGGCATGCTCTCGAGCGTATTCGGCAACGGCGGCGGGGGCGGCGGCAATTGGCTAACGTCCGTAATTCCGCAAATGGCACACGGCGGGCCAATGACAACCGGGCGCCCGTATATCGCCGGCGAAGCAGGGCCGGAGCTCATTGTTCCGAATACCGCGGCGCAAGTCATGCCCGGTTGGGCAATGGGCGGCGGCGGCGGCGGCTCTACCGTCTACAATATCGACGCTCGCAACGCTGACGCGGGCGTCGAGCAGCGCATCTATGCGACGCTTGCGCGCGTGGAACGCGAGCGCGCTAACCCTATCGCCGCCGCTCGCACATTCCAGCAACGCTTCCCGACAAGGCGCTAAGCAATGCCGCTAACGTCACTCTCTGCGACGTTCAAGATTGTAGAGCTTCGGCTTAGCATCGGCATGGCCGGCGACAACCCGCGCCGGCCTATGAACAAGTCGCGTAACCCCATGACGCCATACGCCGAAGTATGGCGCGGACAGATCGTTTTCGCCGCGGTCAATCAGGCGGATGCGTTTGCGCAACAAGCGGAGCTAGAAGCGTTTGACGGGCGCGTTACGGCGTTTGGCGTGACGCTTAAGCAGGGCTTCGCGACGCATAGCAATTCTTTCTCCGGTACGCTCGCTAGTGCAGCGGTAGCCGGCGCCGATGCGATCAGCGTAACGGCTACAGCAACGGCGTTGCTCGCGGGGACGCTCTTACAGATCGGCACTCCGGGCGATGCAAACTATCAGCTAGTCGAAGTGCTAGAGGACGTGACAGTAGGGGCGGCGACGACGGTACGCATTGCGCCGCGCATTCGCTATGCAATCGCGAGCTCTACGGCCGTAACGGGCGGCAACGTCACGGCCGCGCTTAAGCTTGTGAAAGACGAGCTAGACCACCGCTTTGCCATTCACAGCGGCTCTTTTACGGTTGACGTTATCGAGGCTCTGTAATGCGTAAACGCTCTTGGCCTATTGCCGCGAAGTACACGGGCGAATTGCCGATAATCGAAGCGCATAGCCGCGGCGGTCAAGGCGCCTTCGGTCATTACAGCTTCGGCATTGGCGGCGGGGCGCGCGTCGTGTGGACTCTCAACGTTGTCCCTATGAATACAAGTGACGCGTTGAAGTTCCGTGCGTTCCTGCATTCGCTCCGCGGCAGCGGCGGAACGTTCGTCATAACCATGCCGGCGCCGGCGGTCGCGGGCGGGGCGGTAAGCGCCCCTACAGGTTACTCAGACTCGACGCTACACAGCGACGGCACGCCGTTTAGCGACTACATCGACACTTCCGTTATGACGGTTTCAGATGGCACAGTTGCCGCGGCGGCATCCGGCGCAACGTCTCTCGCGATTACAGGCTTCATGGCCGTAGCCGGCGCATGGATGACCGTAACGACGGCGGCGGGATTGCAGCTAGTCCGCGTCTCGAGCGTGTCAGGATCAACGGCGACAATCCGCCCCGCGTTGCGCGCGGCGGTCTCAGCCAGCGCCGCGGTGCGTCATGGTCCGGTTGACGGGACATTCCGCTTGATTGGTAACGCTCCGGCCGTTCCGCTTATAGTCACGCGCTCCAAGGGTTTCAGCCTCGAGTGCGAGGAAGCTTATTAAATGACGGCGCCACCCGATGCACTTTTGACAGCGTTACGCACGGGCGTAGCGGCGCGGCATTTGTTCTTTTATTTAGACCACCCTAGCGGCGCCGTTCGCGTTTGGGATGGTATCGGGGAAATGATCTTCGGCGGCAACACTTACCTAGGCGTTGGCGGGCTCGCGGCAATCGACGGGCTAAGCTTTTCGGCCGATCTTCAAAATCACTCGCCTTCCGTAACGCTCAATCGCGTTCCGCTTACGACGCTCCAAAGCAGCACAAGCAACGTGCGAGCTCGCACCGCTACAATCGCAGTCGGTTTTTACAATGAAGCCGGAACGCTCATTGCTAGCCGTACCCTTTTCACGGGGCAAGGCGACGTGCTGATTACGAAGATCACCGAAAACGAAGCGAGCGTTACGCTAAAGCTCCGCGGCAAAATGGCCGATTGGGCGCTCGCTCCGCGCGCTTACTACACGCCTAACGATCAAAAAACGTTGTACCCTAGCGTAAACGATAGCGGGCTCGATTACATTCGCTCGCTAGAGGACAAAAATATCTCCGGATGGCGCTCTACGATTGACACAAACAACGGCGACATAGCGCGCGTCAATATGTGCCTGTACGATACGGCTAACGCGCGCGTGATGCATTGCAACGGCCGCGGCGGCTTCGTCACTTTCGATAGCACGTCTCTATGGCGTCTCGCGACCGGCAACCGCACGGGCTTGTTGCTTAAAGAAAGCGCGACGACTGCGAACAACAGTCCTTCAATCGCGGAGCTAAAATTCGGGGGCAATAAAGCCTTTGTCGATAGCACGACAGGCGAAGGACGCACGCCGGGTAACTCCACGATCTACCCCGACACGCTTACAGCTACGCAGAAGGTTATCCTTGCGGCCACTCAGGTTAACGGCGCGGCCGGCGCCGCAACGTGCGATAAGGTAGCAAGCCAATATACAAATTCGCTTGGCCGCGTATTCGATCTTTTCAAATCGTCGGCGGGCACTTGCAGCCTTGCAACTCCGGACACGTCCGGCGCAATCGTCAACAATGCTTTCGGGTATCTCATCCATTATTCAGGCGCGTTTTACGAAGGCGTCTCTGAATTGAGCAACGGAACTGCGATTGCATACGTCGAAGATGTTACGAATACGGCCGTCACGATTAGCGGCCTAGGGCGTTTGCAAGTTGGCGGCGTTGACTGCAAAGTGTCTGCAACAGGCGTTGTTTTGTCATCCGGGCTTCGGCGCATTAAGCGTAGCGGCGGCTCGTCCACAACCGACTATCTGCGAATTTTCACTTGATAGATTTTGCTGCATACCTCCGCGCTTGTTCAGTGCCCTATAGCGATAGCGATGCAAATTGCTTTGACGCTGCACTGGCAGCTTTCCCGGCTTCGCCAGTCGCGGCGGAGCTCGCGGCATGGTGGCGCGATACGCCGGCAGATACGCGAGCGCGGATTGCTCGAGGCGAATTGCAGCTAGACCTTGACGCCGTAGCGTGGCGCTTCGGCGCGAAGCCGTCCGAAGCACCTACGGGGCGCGAGATTGGCTACGTTAAGCAGATCGAATGCGCCCCGCCAATCTTTGTTGTTGGCGCCCCGGGCGCTTGGTTTTGCCGCGGTAAGCGCCGCGCCGTCCGCCTTCCTCGCAACGTCCCGGTTGCCCGGGCTTGGAGCGTCGCCTAATGGCCGAAGTAATCGTAGGTGCGGCAATCACGGCGGCGGCCGGCGCGGCTGGCATCGCAGCGGGCGTTACAACAATCTCAGCCGTCGCGCTATCGGTTGGAACGACGGTAGCCGCGGCGGGGCTCTCTTACGTCATGAAACCGGACCCGATTACAGGCACGCCGGCAGCGGCTACAGCGCTTGCGGCGCCGTCTAATGGACAGCGCTCGCTAGTCGTGCGGCAAGCCGTACCGGCGCGCCGTTTCGTCTACGGCTATTGCCGCACGGGCGGCGTGCTGTTCTTCGAAGATATCTCTAACCCGTTCCTAGTTCTTGGCGCGCTCCTGAGCGATCAGACAATCGAAAGCATAGAAGCGGTTTACTTCGGGGAATTGAATTTTCCGCTTGTCAACAATTCAGGAACGTATATTGCCCCGGTCGGTCACGCGTACCGCTCCTATTACGGCTTGCGCAAATCATTGGGCGGCACGTCTCAAACGCGCGACGCGAAGCTCTACGAATACTTCCCTTATCTGGATGACACTTTCGTTCAGCACGACATTGCGCGCGCTGTTTCCATTATCGGTTACGGCGCCGATATCACGAACCACTCCGAATTGTGGGGCGGCTCGATTGAGCCCGTCTACCTCATCAAAGGCGTAAAAGTCTACGACCCGCGCGACGCTGCGCAAGTGTTCGCCACCCGCTCAACGTGGGTCTACAGCGACAACCCGGCGCTCTGCATTGCGCACGCGCTCACGAACGTGTGGAGCACTTCGCTAGCATACGCCGATATCAACTGGAGTAGCGTAACGACTGCGGCTAACGTGTGCGATACGACGCTCAGTTATGCCGGCTCAACTGTCAAAACATTTACGCTCGCGGGCGTGTTCGAAGCTGGAACGGACGTAGCTAGCCAATTGGCGGCTATGCTTGGAGCAATGGGCGGCGCTATCACGTTTGACGACGGCGTTTATAGCATCCACGCGGACGCCGCTAAAACGTCCGTTTGGACTGTGACAGATAACGATATCTTCGAAATCGGGGAGATTAAGCACGATATCGAGCTCGCGGACCTGTACGGCTCTATTAGTGCGGAGTACTTCGCCGCGGATGACGCGGGCAAGCAAAACATAACGCCAACGTATACGGTTGATAGCGCCGGCCGAAAAACGACTATCAGCGTTCCATTCGCCGCGGCGACGCATAGTGCGCAAATCCTCGCTTATCGCCAGTTAATCCGCGCTCGCACGGGCGGCGAATTTACAATCACGCTCTCAGACGCCGCGCTATGGCTTACGCCGTTTGCGGACCTTATTACGATCTCTAGCACGGCCATTCCTATCATTAACGGCGATTATGAAGTTGTTCAGATCGATTTGCAGCAATACGGCGCTGCGGTTAAACTCCGCGCCTATAACAGCGCGGTCTATGCCGCCCCGTCAGGGTATCTCGTCTAATGGCTTCGATGAAATGGGCTAGCTCATGGGTTGACGCGGTAGCGCCGATTAAGTCGAATATCCGCGCGCTGTTCCGCGATGAAGTCGCAAGCTATCAGACGCTAGCGGAGTTGCAGGCTAACACTCTCGCGGCTACGCGTCTCGTATTAGTTGGCGGCGTTCCGTTCCTCCTAGACGCCGCGGACGTTACGAGCTCCGATAACGGTTTCAATATCGTAGTATCAGCGGACGGCTACCGATATAAAATGGTAACGGGTTTCCGCGAGAAACTAACGGCTAACCGCAATTACTATGTTAACCCGTCCGGCAGCAATAGTAGCGACGGGCTAGTGGCGGGGCGCGCCTTTCTGACTTTGCAGAAAGCGATTGACGTAGTAGCCGCGCTGGATATGTCAATCTATAGCGTAACAATTAACGTAGCGGCCGGAACATACACGGCAGGCGCTACAGTCTCAGCGCCGTTCCTAGGCACCGGGACCGTAACAATTCTTGGTAGCACGGGCTCAACTAGCAGCTATATAGTTTCTACAGCCGGCATTTGCATATCAGTTTCTAACGGCGCGCGATTGAGTGTAAGCGGGTTACAGCTCGCCTCGTCGGGTAGTTCGTGCCTGCTCGCCGCTAACGGAGGCGCTATAACCATCGCCGGCAATTGCAACCTAGGCGCCGCTGGCGGATATCATATGTACTGCGACGGCGGCACTATAACCGCATCGGCTAATTATTCGATTGTAGGCGCCGCGTTCGCGCATTGGTACGTATCGGGCGGGCGTATCTCAGCCTATGCGAGAACCGTAACAAACACGGGAACGAACGCGTTTTCGTATTTTGCATGGGCCGATATGACGGGCGTAATATTCTGCCCGCTCGGCACAATCGGCTCGGGCGGTACGATTACAGGGACGCGCTACCTCGCTACAGGTAACGGCGTTATCAACACGGGCGGCGGCGGCGCGTCGTACTTGCCTGGTAACGCCGCAGGCTCCACTAGCACGGGCGGGCAATATGTTTAATTTCATCGCGTCCGATCATTATTGGCACATCGCTGGCGATACGTCGCGAGCATGGTCTAGCGCAGCAAAAAGATACGTCTCCGATTGGCCGGAGGACTGCGTTACGGCCATCGCCAGCGAAGCGGAGCTTCGCGAAGTTTTAGCGAATGCAGGTATACCGGCCGCGGCGCCGGGGTATGTGCCCCAATCCGTCTATATGTGGCAAGCCAAGCTAGCACTCGCGGCTAATGGGAAACTAGATAGCGCTGACGCCGCGATTGAGGCGGCCGGCAATCCGGGTCTACTGCTCGCGTGGAATTTTGCCCCTGAAATAAGCCGTGGTAGCGCGGCCGTTACGGCGATTGGCGCGATTATCGGCCTTGATGCTAAAGCTATTGAAGCTTTGTTTATTCAGGCGGCAACGTACAAGGTTTAACAGATGGCCGGCTTTTCCTCATTCCGCGATCACTTCGCCGCGGAAGCCCAATCTGTGTTTGGGGAAACCGCTGTTCCTATTGTGTTTGCGCTCGCTACTAACGGCGTGATGCTAACGTTCTCCGGCTTTATCTCCGCTATATCAGAATATCTCGTCTTATTCGGTCACGTACTAGCATTCGGCACTGCCGCATGGGCGGCTTATGCAACTTGGAAAGCTAGCCGGAGCGGCAACGGCTCCAAGATGGACGCCGCTAAAGCGGCCGGTACAGCGGCCGCGGCCGCGTCTAAGGCTTCGCCTTACGTGCTCATCCTTACGCTTATCACTCTTGGCGGCTACCTCCTGTACTCGGTCATTTCATCGCGCCGCGTAGACGCCGCGCCTCTCGCTATCATGGCGGCACCGGCGGCTAAGACACGCAAGAAAAAGACCGACGACGACGCGGGCGGCGACGACGTAGAGGCGGCGGAGGTACCGGACGGTGCGCCTAAATGGATGGTGAGCGCTTACGAGCTCCTAGGCGTTTCGGAGCGCACTAGCCGCGGCGGCTCTAATCCCGTCGTGTCTGCCATGTTTGAATATACGCAGCTAGGCGCGAAGGTTGACGCTCGAAAAGTGCCTTGGTGCGCCGCGTTCGTAAACGCCATGCTAGAGCGCAACGGCTATCCCGGCACCAAGTCCGCTATGGCGCGTAGCTTCCTTAAGTGGGGCGTCGGCCTAGAGGCACCGCGCCCCGGCTGCATTGTCGTCATTTGGCGCGGCGAGTACGACAACGGCGAAAACGGACACGTCTTTTTTTACACGCGCGAAGATGCGCTTTACGTCTACGGCGTCGGCGGTAATCAAGGCGACGCAGTTAGCGAAGCGAAATTCCACAAGTCCAAAGTGCTAGGCTATAGATGGCCTCGCAAGGCTATCGCTAGCAGGACTAACATCGGCGTTGCGGTTGCCGGGACCGCGACAACAGGCGCAGTCGCCATTAACGCCGCGCAAGAACTCTTGCCCGCCCCGGCCGCGGAGAATGTCGCCAAGGTTGGCGAAGTTGCCACGAAGGCGGGCGAAGGCGCGGCTAAGGCTGGCGAAGTACTCGCTAAGGCGCAAGAGCCCTTGCAGAAAGCCGCGGACGCTTTGCAGGGAACGAGGATCGCAAAATATCTCGTTATCGGTCTTAGCGTTGTTACGATTGCAGGGCTCGTGCTCGCCTATATCGGCCGGCGCGCTATCCGTAACGAGCACGGCATATAAGCGCGCGATTTGCGGCGCCTCTTATATTGCGTCACCTTGCAACTATGTTGCGCGATCCTCAATTGCTGAATGTTTTGATTATCTCGGTTGGCGGGCTGGTCTTGCTCGCCGGCTTTTTTAGCGCGGATTACGATCAATGATTAGCGCGGCACTGCTTGCACTGCGCACTGGCGCGGGCGTCTTACTAGGCGGCATCGGGCTTAATTGGCTTTGGTATGCCGGCGTAGCCGCGGCTGCGGGCGCTGCGATGTATTTCATGGCGGCGACATTCCACCTTGTCCGCGAGAATGCAACGCTCAAAGCGACGGTTGAGACATACGCCGCGGCGGCTCGCGCGCAAGCCGTCGCAAACGATCTCGAAGAAAAAGCAGCGGTAGACGCCGCGACAGCGGAAACGAATAACACGCGGGTACTGGAAGGCTGGCATGGCACAATCATTGAAGCTCCAGGCGTTGCTGGCTGCGTCGCTGGCGATACTCTCGACCGGCTGCGCAAACTCCAATAGCCCGCCGCCCGTCAACGTCGCTCCGCCCATGCCGGCTCGCATTGTCGCCGAAGCTAACCGCGCGCCCGTCGCTATCCCGGCCGGTAAGACGTTGGACAATAAGCAGGCGGCTACGCTGCTAGTTGATATGCGCAAGTCGGAATTGCGCTTCAAGCGTGCGGCTAAGCAAGCCGTCGCACATAGCCGCGCCGCGGCCGTCAAGGGGAAGTGATGCTTACAGATTTTTCAACATACGCGGACGCCGTAAAATTCTACGGCGGCGTCAAGAAAGCCGCGCGCGGTTGCGGCGTTCCCTACACGACTTTCCAGGGCCGTTACTCAAAAGAGAAAATGAAAGGCGCCGTAAAGACCAAGCCGACAAAACTAGCCGCGCCGACGTTCGCGCCGTTCCCAAAGGAAAGCCTGGACGCGCCCGCCATTATTCGCCGGCTCGCGAAGGATGCAGCACTTAAGGCGTCGCGCCGTGACGCTGAAAAATGGTTTCGCGTTCACGTTCCGGGCAACCTGCCAATCGGGATTACTTGGTTTGGCGATCCACACCTAGGCACGTCAACAAATTGGGCGCGGCTAGAGCGTGACATTGCGATCACCGCGAGCACGCCGGGGCTGTACGGCGCTAACCTTGGCGATAGCTCTAACAATTGGGTCGGGCGTCTCGCACGCCTTTACAGCGAGGAAGATATATCGCGGCGGACGGAGCGGAAGCTAATCAAATGGTTTCTCGCGGAGTGCGGGATCACGTGGCTTGTTTGGTTGATGGGCAATCATGACGAATGGGAACACGGCGCGGACCTCATTCGCGCTATGGACATTCACGGCCGCGTTCCAATGCTCGATTGGGAAGCGCGCTTTAAGCTGTGCTTCAAGGGCGCCCGCGACGTTAAAATCCACGCCGCACACGACTTCCCCGGCCACTCGATTTATAACCCTACGCACTCGCACGCGCGGGCGGTTCGTTTCCTTGGTTCGGATGCTGATCTTTATATCGCCGGCCATCGTCACACATTCGGCTTCCAGCAATTCGAGACGCCAGAAACGGGCGGTTGCCCGGTCATGATCCGTGCGGCTGGTTATAAGGTTGGCGACCCTCACGCGCGGCGCAACGGGTTTCCCGAAGCGACGCAGGGCGCTAGCGTTATGACCATTATCGACCCTCACGCGGAACCGGCCGGTCGCGTGCTCGCATTCGCGGACCTCGCACAAGGCGCGCGCGTGCTTAAAGCGTTGCGGGGCGGGGAGTGATCGAGTTTATACTAGGCGCGCTTATCGGCTATCTTGTTGCGAGGATCATTCACGAACCCGCTAAGACCGATAGGAATTGAAATGCAGAATACACGCTACTGGATCTGCGCCCATGTACCAGTACAGAACGGAAAACACTTTCCGAAAAACGAGCCCTTCGTCTGGAAGGGCGCCGGCTACGTTCCGGGCGTGACGGGCAATCCAACGGCTAGCGTGCTTGTGGCACTGATAGACGCGCCTAGCTCAATCGACGCGCGCGAAGCGATCTTTCAGCGCTTCGGCAAGGATGTGCACTTCGTCTTTATGTCACCGAAGCCGGAAGGCTGGACGCCCCCCGGCTTCAAAATTCACTAGCCCTTGTTTTCCAGCAGCCCGCTAAGCGCATCGCCAGTCTCTTGCGCAATGCCGGCCGCGCGTTCTTCGAACAAGAAGGCGTAGCGCCCCGTCGTCTCGCGTTGCTTATGGCCTAAGAGCTCCCCCACAGCGTCTAGTCCCACTCCGCGCGTTTTGGCGATGCTGGCGAACGTGCGCCGCAAATCCTGCAGCCGCACGTCCGGGCAACCGGCCGCAGTTACGACGCGGAGCCAAGCCCGCCGCAGATTGAAGCGGTTAAGCCCGCGCCCGAACAAGTAGCCGCTACCGTCATCCGGTAGCGAGGCGATAAGCGCCGCGGCTTGGGACGGTAGCCAAATCGTCCGTTCTTCGCCGGTACGCTTGGAGGTCTTGTGGTCATCTAGCACGACGCAACCGCGCGCCGCGTCAAACTGCCAACGCCGCGCCTTTGCGAGCTCTGTAACACGCGACCCGGCTAGCAGCGTGCAAAGGATAGCGGCCATTTCCCGCGGCCGCTCCGCTGCCTCCGCTCGCATCGCGTCGCCTATGGCCGGAAATTCATCCCGGCGAATGTGGCGTTTGCGCCTGTGTTCCGGATGCACGATTGACCGCTTGCAGGGATTGGACCCGTGCGGCCTATATGCCACGTCCGGGCTCTCCGCGTATTCCATCATAGCCCATAGCAGCGCGCGGACCCGGTTAGCCGTGACGGGACGGTCATTCCCTATCCGCGCAAGAAACCTGTTTACGTCCGTTAGCCGGAGCTCCGCGACCTTGACCCGATCTAGCCGCGAGATATGGGCGCTATAGTAGCTATCGTACACCTTGACCGTATCGGCGCCGCACCGCTTCTCAATGTGTTCGCGGCGGTACTCGCGCCAAAGCTCTAGGATGGCCGGCGCGTCCCTCGCGACCTTGCGGGCGGTCGCAGGGTCATCGCCCTTCGCGACGGCCGTAGCGCGCGCTCTGGCGGCTTCCCGCGCGCCGTCCACAGTCAAAGCCGGGAACACGCCTAGACGCAACCAACGCTGCCGTCCGTTGTGGCGGTAATAGTACCACCAAGAGCGCTCCGACTTTCGGCAGCGGAGGATTAGGCCGGCGACTTGGCTGCAACGGAGCACTTGCCCGGGCTGCATATCAAGGGCGGCGCGATACGAAAGTTGCATAAGCTTCCTATGTGGCTGCAACAGTTAACGTTCAGTGTCAATAATCTATCGCGGCACACAGCGGGCACACGCTAATCGGGGCGGGCACACACCGGGCACACAGTAAGGACTAGCACGCTTTTATGAAGCCGGTACGCTTCGACACTGATTTTAAAAGGTTAATTTTAGCTTGACATTTGCGCGGGAACACTCTGCACTAGTTTCAGGTACTAGCGGGGAAACCCGTGGGGGTTCGAATCCCCCTTTGGGCACCAAGCCAATAAAATCAAGGGGTTACGGGGTTTTCGTAAGACGATACGCAGAACACAGAATATATAGCGGGCTCACGCCGGGCACACAGTAACGCCTAGTGCTACGTGCAACTCACGCGTTTGTGAAGTCTTGTAGGATCGGGATTGCTTCGCGCCTTTAAGCGAGGGCGCAAATCTCTGTAGCGAACGCGCCGCGGTCACGCGCGACGAAGCTAACCGTTACAGCGAGGCCCGCGTCCAGGTGAGTAACGCCGCTTGCGCGAAGTGCCGCGGCCGTGACGAGCACGTCAACGCCGCCGGCGGTAGTGACGAAGCCAAAGCCCTTGGCCCGGTTGAACCACTTGACCTTGGCAGGCTCGCCACAGGCGGGCGGAGCGCTCGGGGCCGATAGGGTCGTTACGTACTCGCCACGCTCACGCCGCTCCGCTTCGAACTGTACGCTTGCGCCTGCAACTAGAGCCGTCGCGCCGCAGCGCTTGACGCAATCGAGTTGCAGAAACACGTCAGCGCCGCCGTCGTCGGGCGCGATAAAGCCGTAGCCGCGGCGGGGATCAAAGAATTTAACTTTCCCGCTTTTCATCGGTTGCAATCTCCGCGGCACATATCAACAGGCTTGCCACAGCGGCCGCGGAAGGCAGAGCGCACTACAAGCATAAGCAACTTAAGCACGGCGCAATTCCTTTCTGTTTGCGAGGGCGAGAACGTCGCGACCTAGGTTTGTCAGATAAAGCCCGTCGCCCTTACCGGCCACAAGGCGCCACTCGTGGAGTTCTCGCGCTACTGTCATGTTGTCCCAAAGGGTGGCGCGGTCTCCGGCAGGGGCGCCAAACATCGCGCGGCGGAGCTCAACACGTCGAAGCGCGGACAAGTGAAGCGGGGTGCATTCGCCGAATAATGAGTCTAGTTGCCGCTTCATGACGCGGCCCCCAAAGGGAACGGGTAGGCGTTAGGCAAACCTCTGCGTTGCAAGAGCCCCTGTTCGTTAAACCATTTCGTTTCGGCTAACGCCTTTCGCGAGTCCGCGTCGGTTGTCGGCACCTTGTACCATGACGTATGCAACACGACGCCGTTAGGGCAGACGACGCGCCGGCGCGGGGCGTCCATAGCGTCAGCAAGACCGCGGCGTTTCTGATTGCGTAAGTGAGGCTTGGCGCGGAGTAGTTCGGCCTCGAGCTCGCGAAGACGCGGAAGCCAAGTAGGATCGTTTAGCGCGTTCCGCGCCGCGTCCGCTTTCATCTTGGCTAGATGCTTGGCGCGGCGCTGCGCATTGTCTTTCGCCGTGAGCTTGTCAACCGTCATTCTATCGCCCCGTTCGGTTATCGCGTTTCGATAAACCCGAATATACACATCAATTACTAATGGGCGGTTAGCGCCGCGCGCGTACTGCGATATTCCAGCTTGCTACGCCTACGCGAGCGTGGTGCGCGTCGCGCGCCTTTTCGGCTTCCTCGATTGATGGAAACTCTGCGGCGTAACGCGGTTCGCCGGTTAGCCTGTACCAATCTGCAATGCCCGATTTACAGAGCCAATAGCGCCGGCTTAACGACGGCTGTTTAGTGGCTATAACAAAAGTATTGGGCGACATGGGCGCGCGTCCTCGAATGACCGGGCGCTAGGTTGCCCAAAAGAAAAGGGTGCCGCAAATCAAGCAGGGCTAAGAGACAACGCGAACAAACGTCCCGCGCGAACCCGTCACTAAATCAATGCGCCCCGCGTTGGCTAGGTCTTGCAGCGCGGCGCCCAATGCCCGCGGCGATACTCCGCAAGCTTGCGCCGCGCTTTTCTGTGCCAGCCGCAAACGGCCATCCGCCTGCTTATTAACAGCAAGCGCGCCGGCACCGGCCGCAGCATCCGCCAGCGTCTTAAATAACGCGTCATGGCGCGGAATGACCGGGGCGGGCTTTACGATGACAGGCGCCGGCGCGGCCGCGGGCGCGGCAGCAGCGACATTGGCGACAGCCGTTTTAAAAGCGGTCATAGCGCCGAACTCAAATAGAACTAGCATAAGCAACCAAAGCAACGCCGCAACGTGTGCGTCCTCGATACCGGGCGCGACGGCGCGCGCCATCTTTCCGAAGCGCGCGGCCTCGGGGTACACGACGACTTCGCGGATACCCGCCAGCTTTTCGGCCAGCTTGTCCGCGTCGGCCTTCAAACGTTTTAGCGCCTCATGACTTGCTAGCTCGCGTTCGTACACTGCGACACTTGAACAGCGCGTGAGCTCCGCAGCGGCCGGGGTATCGCAACGCCCGGATGCGCGCTTAGCGGCGTCATGGTCCGCCCGGACTAGCTCTAGCGGTCTGCGGTCCTTATCGGCTTCACGCTTGTAGACGCGCAAGGCGTCACTCGCTTGCCGCTCTACTTCGCGCCGCGCCTCGTACTGCGCCGCAAGCTCTCGCGTCGCGCCGTCCCTAGAGGTAGACATAAACGCGCCAACAAAGGACGCATCCAGTACGAAGGCGATTGCCCATGTAGCGACAAGCGCCCAATTGGAGCGCCACGGCCGGCGCGTCGCTGCAAAGTAGCCGGGGATTACGAGCTTAAGAGCGCACGCCGCACACGCGACCGCGACGAACACGCGCCGCAACGTCACGTCATCAAACGTCGTAACGAATGACATTGACATAGCGAGCGACGCGCCGGCTAGGACGATGGCAGAGACAGCTAGGATAGCTCGGACTATCACGGCGCCCCCTGCTCTCGCTTAAGCTCCGCAATAATCAGCGCTTGGATTTTTTCGGGCACGTCCTGCATGCGAGCTAGGACAAGTGCCACCCGGTCAACAGATAGCGGGCCGCGCGTCCCGGCATACTCCGCGGCGATGATCTCGCTAGCCCGATAGCGCACTGACCCGCCCGGAAGCGTGATGAATGGCAATCCCTTCCCCGCGCTTCGGTGATTGCTTAACGTTTGGTCTGAATAGCCCCAGCGCTCGGCAAGATCGGAAGGTCGGAGCATAACGCCTTCGAGCATGCGAGCGAGCGGGGCGAATTTTCCGGTGACGTGTGAGGGGATCGGGATCATGGCGGGAGCCTTTATAGCCTAGGGTTCCCGTCCATACAAATCTAGTTGATTCTCGTCAACCGATTTTTCTGTTCAAAAGTTTAACGCGGGCGCTTCCGACCCGAAAATGCGGGCGACCGTCGTCTACTGGCGGGCGATGCGCTTCCCATACAAGAGCGGCGAAAACGCACGACGCAACGAACAAAGTTAGGAAGATCACAGCACGCCCTCGCGCTTGGCGATGTGTGCAAGAGCGGCTTCGGAGAACATATCCGAAGGGTCGCGGCGGAGCATGCGGCCTTTGACGCCCGGGTTTTCTGCATTGCGCGAGCGGCGGTTAGCGCCGGCGACTTGGCGGTAGCGGTTGACGCATCCTAGCGCGAGCTCGCGGGCGCGGGCGGGCGGGATGGTCGCGGAGATAAAGAACGCTTCGGCCGTCTTGTAGCCTTCGCGGATATCGCTCGTCTTAACGGGGTTCGTCGGGGCTGGCATGGCGTGTAGTCCTTTCGGGTTTGTCGCTTCGATAAACCCGAAATTACACGCGAAACATTGCCAAACTGTTTAGAACGCAGGCGCCCACCGCTCGCTTTTTTGGTTTGATCCGGCCGGCGCGAATTGCTCGCGACAGATAAGCCCGCGCTTTTCCAGGCGCTCTAGCGCGCGCTGCACTTCGGCCGGCGATAGGAATTGATCGCCTTCGCGTTCGCATAGCAACTTCGCAGCGCTAGTCCCTGGCGACCGCGGCGACGGGCTGAAGCGTCCTTGTGATAGCGCGGGCCAATGTGTTTCGAGCGCGCGCAAAACCGCTTCATCAATGTCGCCCGTGTTATCGAGCTCGATTACCGCGCTTGTTATCTCCGCGCCGTCTTGGTACTCGCCTAGCGGGATGGTCTTAAGCTTGTAGTAGCATAGCAAGCCCTCAACGCCGTCTTTCACTTTTTGCGCGGATAGCTGCCGACGCTCTCCGACCTTGTTACCCTTCTCATCCTTTTCGCAGTCCGCGCGAAGCACAACGTCACTCGCGGCGTAGAGCGTAGACGAGCCGCGAATTTGTCCCGCTTTGTTTGTGTGATGCACTGCCATAACGCACGCGCCCGTGAGCTTCGATATAGCGCCCATGCGCTCGCGAATAAACGCGCTCATTACGTCGGTCGCGTTTTCGTCCATGCCCGCTATTGCTTGCGACAGCGTGTCAATAACGATTAGCCCGACAGGCTCCCCAACTTCGGCCGCGAGATACGCGCACGCTTCTGCGGTGGTCTTGACGCCTTCCGCGCCGGCCTCGCTCTGAATGAGCGCGACGCTAACGGACAGCCGCGCGAACCACTGGCCAGCGTCACCGCGCTCGCTTTTGATTGCGGTCATACGCTGCCGAAAGCCCTCGATACCCTCGAGCGCTACGTAAAGCACGGGCGCGCGGCGCACTACGCGACCTAGCCAACGCTCGCCGCGCGCTATGTGCCATCCTAAATCCAAAGCGCAGAACGATTTACCGGCGCCGCTATCACCATATAAAACGGCAGTGTCGCCGCGGTGGATCAAATCGCGGACAAGCGCGCGTTCTTTGTTGGCGATGATTTGCGCTAGATCAATCTCGCTCGCGAACTCGACAAGCTTGCGCGGCTTCGCAGGCGCGGCGGGCGCTTCCGGCTCTGCGATCAACTCCGCGGCTAGCGGCTCAAAGCCAACTTCCGGCGCGTCAATGCCGATAGGATTGCGACGCGTAGCAGCCGCGCGCTCTACAATGCCGGCCGCTTCGTTCTCGTCTAGCGGCGGGATAGCTTTGAAAGCCGTTTGCATCAAATGCGCGGCAGTCTCGGCAGAGACGCCGAAGTCCATAATGCGGTTCGCGGCGTTCAAACACTTGCTATTACGTTCGCCGCTGCGCACGGGCGGCATTGCGTCCAAATAGTCAATCGCGCGAGCGGCGGCGCGTAGCTCATCAACGCCGCTCATTGTCGATTTAGACGCGGGGCGTTCGTCCCGCGGCGTCAACCGCTCTAGCAGCCATTCAGGAAGATCAGCGAACGCCGCGCCGTCTACGACTTCGTAGGGCTTACCATTGGCGCCGATGCTACCGGGCGCGATAACGTAGCCCTTGCCGGCGCGGACGTCCACGTTGGGCGCGAGCCCGCGTTGCGTGAAGTTACGCCCGCCCGTTTTAAAATAGTAGTGAAATCCGCCGTTTGGCGTCCTGACTGTGAACGTTGGCGGCAAGCCTCCGATAGCCGCGAGCGTCGCGCTACCGTGCTTCCCCTCGCCGTTGTCAACGTCGATCACGACAAGATCAGACGCGCCAACGTTCACCGCTATGTTGCAAGTGTCATCTAGCCCCGCAAAAAACAAATCGACAAAGGACGTGAACGGCTTGTCGCTCCAATCCGTATCAATAAAATGAGACTTCGTGCCTCGCTGTAGCCGGAACAGCTTGCAGCCGCGCGCGTACAATGTTTCGGCTTGGTCTATTACGTCGGGAAGTTTCATGGCGCGCGGCTCTTGCTGGGCGATGACGTTGCCACACGGGGCGGCAGCAAAGCGAAAACTCACGGCTACTTGCGGTAACGCTTACCTTGCCAACCGCTAGCAGCGAGCGGCAATCCGTTTGCCCACGGCGGCAATTCCAGCATGATGCGCGCCATATCCGATTGACTGCCGAAGCTCTCGGGCACGCAAGCAACAGCTTCGTCATGGACGTGAAGCACGATAGAATAATTTGCGGCCTCTAGTCGTGTTAGAGCGGCCGCTAAGATATCGCGCGCGATTGCTTGCACGTAGTTTTCAACCAGCATTCCGCCATATGGACGGCGGCGCCCCCATTTGCGCGTTTTGCTATCGGTTCCCCACGTTTGCAGAGCGTCGCGCGTGTTCTCGCTAAGCTCTGACGCAATCATAAAAGCGCGATCCGAAAACCCGATTAGCTCCGCTTCGCCGGCGACGCGGATAGCCAATTGATCTAGCGCGCGCTGCGCTTGTTCTGCCGTCATGCGCGAGATATCGACGGCCGGCGCCGTTCCCGTCTCGCCTAGATGCTCTTGCATTTCCTCGCATAGCCGCGCGGCTTCGCCAGCAATCCGCATGTTGGGCACTTGGATAATAGACGGACCGGCATAAAAGAGGCAGCGGCCGCTAGGCAGTCGGCACATCAAATAATTGCCGCTCACGCGGTACGCGACCGGACCGACGCGATAGATTGAGCCCTTGGCCTTCACGGCGTTAATCGCGGCTTCCTCTGTCAGATGCCAAAGCTTTTCCGTCGCGGGGTGCGCCTTGCGCCATCCGCGCTTAATTTCTTCGACTTGGCTAACGGTTAGCGCGTTCTTCGCGTGGCGCGTCTCGTCGTCATCTTCTACGACGCGAATACCGTAGTTAATCGCCATGCTCGCGAACGCGCCCTTGCCGCCTTGATAGCCAAGCGCAAGCTCTTGGACTTTGCCTATCTGCCGCTCATCGTCCGTAACATCGCCCGCGTGCTTCCCGAAGCTAGCGCCGTAAGCGACTTTGTAAAGATCATGACCGGCGCCCGCATCGAACGCGCGGAACGCTTCTAGCTTCCACGCTTCGCCGGCGCACCATGCGAGCACGCGCCCCTCGATGTTACTGTAATCGTTAGCTATCAGCTTATAGCCCGCGGGCGCCGCGATCATGCCGCGGACTGAAAGCGACACAGCGTCTATAACGCTGCCGTACCATGCGCGTATAACGTCCGCGCCGTCGTCGCGCTTCGACCACTCGATTACGTCGTTAACGTCGTATCCCTTTGGAGTGCGCTTTAGGTTTTGTGCTTGAATGCCGCGCCCCGCCCATCGTCCGGTATTGCCGGCGCCCATAAATTGCAACGTACCCTTGGCCGTTCCGTCGTCACACGCGCGGGCTAGCATGGCGTCTAGTTTCTTCGCGCTCACCTTGCTCGCTTCGCTGCGAAGCTCGATCACGCGTCGCGCCGTATCGCTCGCAATCTCGCCTTTCAACAGTGCGTCAATGTCCGCTTTCTTAAGCGTCTCGGTAGCTACGCCGTTCTCGCCTAGGAACTCGATAAGCGCCGCAACCTGATTAGCGCTTACTGCCGCCCCGCCCGTAAGGCTCGCAACCTCATCATGCACGCGGCCGCGCTCAAGCTCTGCGAGCGCTGACAAGCGCTTGATCGTTTCGATATCGAGCGGCACGCCGCGGCTATTTATCTTGTGGTCTAGCACCCATAGCTCGCGCTCCGCGGGCGGCAACATGACCAGATGGCGCATAATGGACATTTCAGCGCGAACGTCTTGCTTGCAGTACTCGACAAGGCGCGGCAGTTCGGCCGTCGGGTCTATAAATTCACCCGTCTTTTTATCTGGCTTGGCCAGTCGCATCATGAGCTTCGCGCCGGCCTCGTCTTTTTGCTCGGTCACGCGGAGCACGGCCGCGAGCTCACCTAGGCCGGCGGGCAGAGCCATCATGAGAGCGCACGCCATTGTGTCGAATACTTGCGACGGCTCTAGCCGCGGCCATAGCGACGGCGCGCGCTTGTGTAGCACTTCATTCCAGACGGCTAATTCGAACGCGGCATTACGAGCCCATACCGGGCGCCTCGCTTTAACGTGCTTGATGAGGCGGGCGGGCGGCGCATCTTCGTATGTGTAAGCATCGACCATGCTTTCGCCCTCAAACGCGAACGCTAAGCAGAGCACCGAAGTCGAAGCGTCGCGCGCGTATCGCTCCGCGCCAGCCGTCTTGATATTCACACGCGAACGCGTTTCAAAGTCTATATACGCCGCGTCGTGCATAGCCGTAGACAGTCACGCGGGGTTATTAGCCTCGCGCGCCCTCTTACTGTTTCTAGTTTTGGAAAGTGTCTTAGCTTACCAAGCGTCTACAGCTTCGGCCTTCGGCGCCGAAGATGCAAATGCGTCCGCGCCGGCGACAGCCGCAAAGCCGTCCGCGTCGTCAATCTTCGTCGTGCGCAGTCGCGCGCCGTCCGCAAGTTTCTGGAAACCGCCAAGCGCTACGCTAACGCCTGTGTTGCCCTTGTTCGCGTAGCCGAAGAAAGAAACCTTAACCAAGCCGTAGCAGCCGGCGTAAATCTCCGGGCTATCCTGCGGCAAGCGCACTCTGGCCGCGTTGAACAGCGCGGGCGGGTTCTTTGGCTGACCATCCGGCCAAGTCGTGCCTTCCGACGCGTTGAAGAAAAAGCCGTCGTCTCCAAAGCCGTCTTCGCCGGCCGCTTTCTTCACGGCTTGCGAGCGGAACGGCATACGTAGCAACGAGGCGCCGTTCTCGTTCTTAGTCTCTGCAAGTTGCTTCGCTTTCGGGGCGCCGAATTTTGCGACGGCCGCAACTTTAGCCGCGTTAACTAGCTTAGTAATATCGGTTCGCGCGTCGATAATGAAGCAACCGCTATACTTGCTAACCGGGTTGTCCTTAAACGCTTGCGGCTTCGCAAGCGCCGGGAAGTGCAGGCGGCAGAAAACCATATAACGGCCATTGCCTTCGCCAGTGTTGGCGTCTACCAGTTCGCGAACCGGATTAGCCGCGATCAGTGCGGCAAGCTGTTTGTCGTTAATCATCTGTAGCTAGTTCCTCTTGCTCAATAAACCCCGACGTGTCGCCTTGCCATGCCGGCCGCTTGTCGCTCGTCGGGGCTAGAGCGGGCTTACCGTCGCGTTTTTTCACAAGCGCGTTTTCGAGCGTTGCGAAAACCTTTTTGCCTAGAGCTTTTTCAGCTTGCGGCGGGCTGATAAGTTTCTTTTCCCAAGGGTTGCAGGCATTAGATACGCGCTGAATTTCCTTGGCAATTTCGTCCGCGGATTTGTCAGGCGTCCAATCGCGCGAACCGCGACCCAATACCCATTTAAACCCGACTGGCATGCGGCCTCGTGTCGCCTCTTGCTCCGCCAGTGTCTCAATGCCCTTGACGTAAGCCTTGAGCGCCGGGAGATCGGCTAGCCGCTTGCCTAGTTCATCGCTGGCCATAACCGCGGCGTCAGGCGCGGACGTAAACCCTTCCGCAAGCGCCGCATCCGCGCGCGCTTTAAGAGCCGGACAAGCGCCGTTGCGCGCTCCGCAAAAAGTCTTATTGCACCATTCGCCGGGATTGAGCGGCGCGTCTTTCTTGCGCGTCGCGGCCACCCATTCCGCAAGGTCCATTGACCAGTCTACAAGCTCTAGCTCGTCAAAGGTCACAGTCTTGATAGGCTCGCCATGCGCGCGGGGCTGCACAATGCTGCAAACTATTTTGTCGATGCCTTCGCTGCGGTGTTTTTGCCAAGCGCCGTAAGCGTAGAAACGAAGCTGCTTATTCCCCCGCGCACCGACGACAACGCCAACGCCGTGCTTATAATCATCGACGTAAAGCGTTCGCTCGCTCGGCACATAAACGCACGCGTCATTAGTGCCGAATAGCTCCGCGTCGATCTCAGCAAGGCAAAACTTTGCTTCGACGTGCAAGATCGCTCCGGGTTTATCCGAGTGCGAATAGACGTGATCGAGATAGACGTTAATCGGCTCCGCCAGTTCTTCGGTCATTACAACGTTAACGAGTCGCGCGTCCACTCGCGTTCCGATATATTCTCGCGCGTCGCGGGCGCCTTCCTTCAAGAGATATTCGCACCAATTATGCGCGGCCGTGCCTTCGTCCGCTGCTTTGCCGGCGCGCTGCTTAGGCAGCGTATCAAGTAGCGCGACACTGCCAGGGCAGTTTGACCACCGCTCGCACGATGACGCGCCAAGCTTGGAATGTAGCTTTTCGAGCCTCATGCCGCACCGTCCGGGGCGCCGGCCGTCAATGCTTCGATACGCGAGCGCGCGGGAGCGACGTCAGCCCTACCGCCAGTCAGCGCGCCTAGGCAGCGTTCGACGCCTTTCCATTGGCGTACAACATGGCAGTAGTCCGGGTTAGCGTCGTTTGTAATCGCGAGCAAAGCGACTTCCGAGTACAGCCGCTTATTCAGCCGCGCCATATCATCGCGCCAATAGTGGCCGTCACTCATGGGATGGACATTCAGGAACAAATCGCGCGGGCTTTCTTCACCGACAACGGCGCAAAATTGCCTATACGTGTCCAAGTCGAAACCGGCGCTAGCCATGCAATCAAGCTGTACGGCTGTAACGGCGGGGAGCTCTGTAATATGTGACATGGCGCTAGCCTTTAGAGAGTGGGGTAACCCGCGACGACGGCCGCTAAGCGAGACCGTGCGCGGCGTGTTGTCGCCGCGGGTATGGGATTAGACCGACGCAGCGATGAGCGCGGCCATGCGGTCAACAACAATCCGGCGCTTATCCGCGGGGACGGTTGTCATGCGTTCGGCGCCCGTGTCTTTCAGGACTTTGGGCAGATGCACGCGCCAATCCGGCAGCGTGATAAATTGCTGGAATGTGATCTTGTAATACGCCTCGCTTACGTCGCCGCTTGCGGGCTTAGCGGCCGGCGCGGGCTCAGGTTCAATAGCGGCGTCCCAGTCGTCGGCGGTGGCAACAGGCGCGGGCTTAGCAGATGCTACAGGCGCCGGGGCGGGCGGCGTAGCGGCGGCTTCGGCAGCGCGCGCGGCTTCCATTTCAGCCTTGGTGCGACGCGAGCGCGACGGCTTCACTTCTGGTAGCTGATCGGCCAAAGACGGGTTAAGCGTCTCGGCGTTAGCGCGCGCCTCGTCAAACGTCGTAGGCGGCACGGCGACGGGCGCGGCTTCCTCGATTGGCTTAGCGGGAGCGGCGGTAAGCGCCGGCGCCGCGGCTTCGAGCTCCGCCGTGATCGGTTCAAGCTTGGCCGCGAACGCCATAGCGGCGGCGATAGTTTCGAAGTCGTGTGAGATTGAAACTGTGATTTTCATAGTTGTAGCGCCTAGCAATTGTTTCGGGTTTCCTAGACGCTTAGCGCGTCTCGCTCACCTAATATGCGATTTGAACGTAAACAATCTATTGATTTTAGAGCACTTCCGCCAATAATCGGTTTTTGCGCTCGAGCGTGCGGCAAATCACATCGTCAATGCTGCCGGCCAGTGTGCAGAGGCTTGCTACGACTTCGCGCTTTTGGCCTTTGCGCCATACGCGAGCGATCATTTGCGTATTATCTTTAGGCGTCCAAGCCGGTTCAGCTATCAGGACGCGCCGGCCGGCTACCGCGGTTAGCCCTTCGCTCGCGCTTTGAGTTTGCCAGATATTCACGCGCGGACCGTCCGGGCGCTCGAATGCGTCAATGATGCTCTGGCGTTTACCGGCCGAAGTGCGGCCATCCAATACGGGCGCCTCGATATTCCGCTCCGCGAGCGCCGCGCGTATCGCGTCTATAACGGCCGTGTGCTGCGCAAATACTAGTACTTTCGGTTCGCCGGCCTCGAGCTCGTTAATGGCCAGATCGGCAACCGCGGCAGCTTTGGCTATGCCTGCTAGCCGGCGAATTGTCGCTATATACGGCGTATCGAGAAAAGCCCAATCGCCCGCGCGCTCCGCGTCTAGGATTGCTTGCCGCGTCGCCTCGTCCATTTCCGCGTTGAGCGCTCGAGCGTCGCCCGGAACTGGCAGCGACGCGACGCGGAGCGGCGGCAATCCTTCTATAGCGGTCCGCCGCAGCATGACCGGGGCTAGCAGTTGCTTTAGCAGCGCAACGTTTTTATTGCCCACAATCTTAGGACCGTTTTGCGTTTCTATGACAATGCAAAACTGTTCTTCGAAGCTCCGCTTGTTGCCAGTCCATACGCCCGCCGCGCGCGCGAACGTGTAGAGCTCCCCTAGATTGTTAGGCGCCGGCGTCCCGGTCATCCAAAGCATATTGCGGGTTTTGGCGACAATTCGCCGTTTCAAAGTGAGAATTTTTTTTGTGCGTTCTGCACTCGGTTCCTTAAGTGCATGCGCTTCGTCGCACGCTACGAAGTCCGCGCCCCAATCGTGCAAGGCATCGGCGCGCATCGTGGCAAGCTGATAGCTAATCGCGACAATCCCGCGCGCCGGCAACGCATCTTTGCCGCTGCGAATGACCGTAACGGGCTCGTCCCATAGTGACCAACGTTCAAACTCGCGTTTGATGTTATCGCGCAGAATAGGCGGGCAAATAACGAGCGCGCGGCGGGGCTGTAGCATATCAACCGCTTGCACCATTTGCGCCGTCTTGCCTAAGCCGGGGCGGTCCGCAAGCAAGCTAACGGGGCGGCTCGCTATGAAGTCCGCCCCGCGCTTTTGGTCATCCGTTAGGCTTTGCCAATTAAGCAACGGCCGAAGCCTTATCAAGCGCGCGCGGCTTTGGCTGGCCATGCGGCAGAGAGCGCGGCGCGTTTGTCTGATACATTTGAGCAATACGGCGCGTCGCGTGCGTCATGACAAATTTGAGGCATTTAACTGCGCCCTCATGGGTCGCGATTTGCAGCGACGCGGCGGCGTACACGGCGACCGCGCACAAATCCTCTTGCGACGTTAGCGCGTCAATGTCCGCGGCCTCGAGGCGGCGCACGTAGAAAACGCGCCCGTCCGGCATGATGATATATTCAGTCTGCTTAGAGACGTTCCACGGCCAAGCGGTGTTTTTGGCGCTCGGCAGCGACCGGCCGTTAATGGAAAAGTGAACCGGCTTCGTCGGATCAACTTGCATTTACTACGCTCCTAGTGTGTTTACATATGCAGCCGTTTTAAGCTGCAAAGGTTAACACATTGCAAGCGCTGGGAAAAATTCGGTCTGTGAGATTTGTACGTTAGCGAATGCTTAGGGATTGCGCGCTATATTCGGGTTATCAGAAACGCAGACACATAGGGGAATGAAGATGGCACGCTCCGAAACGAAGGCGCAAAAAATGATCCGGCTAGCGGCACAGGACCGCGCCGGCGCGGCTATCCTCCGGGCTCGCGGCGTTACGGACCACGCCAACGCATTAGACGAGCGGGCCGCGCGAAGGGAAAAAAGCTACGGGGGTGCGGCATGAGGCGCCCCGCCATCCTAGCACTAGCAGCCGTGGCGCTTATCGCCTCGGCCGCTCCGGTTGAGGCTCGAGGCACGAAGCGCGGGCGCGATTGCGCCCCGCTGCATTCCGCTTTGCAGGACGGGTTAAGGCACGCAGGCCAATTCGGGCGCGTTGCCATAACGTCAGTATGCACGGGGCGGCACGCGCGGCATTCGTATCACTATCGCACGAACGGCGGGCGCTCTATGGCCGTTGATTTTCGCGTGCGCGGCGATTGGCGTGGCGCGGCGCGGGCTCTCCGGGGCTTTGCGGGCGGCTTTGCCCACTACGGCGGCGGTCTGTTTCATCTGGACGTAGGGCCGCGGCGGCGCTGGTAGTACTACCGCTCGTCGTCGCCGGGAACTCCGGCAGATCGACAGTCTGATTAGCTAGCGCGTGTGTGCAGTCGCCAAGAAACTGAATGCGACCGTCCGTCACGAATGAGTGGCAGCGGTACGCCTCGCGATACTTTTCAAACCCAGGCTCGGCGTTCGGGTTTGCATCGCGCCACGTCAGTACAGACGGCGTGAACGTCGGCGCGTCGCCGTTGCCGTTGAACCCCCATGCGTGAGGGTGTGGCGGCACTGTAACTACGTGCATTTCGTTGCAGCCGGGACACCAGAAACCGACTTGATCGCCCTCGATGGTCCGCAGTTTCGTGCCAAGTGCGCCCATGACTTATCGCTCCCCGCTAAACAGCTTCGACGTGATCGGCCACGCGGTCACGAGCCTTGCCCAAGAGCACGACGGCGTCAGTTAGCGCGACACTTGCGCCAGCGCGCTCTACAGCGTGCATGGCGTTTAGGATAGCAAGCTCCGCATCGCTCATGAACTGCATGTCGGCCCGCGTGGCGATACCGTCAGGCCGTTTCGCGGGGCGTGGCCCGCCGTTGGCTTTCCAGTGCGCCAGCATCTTGTCGTAGTCATCGAAATAGCTCACGTTCTAACCCTCCGTTCTTACAAAGCCCATTCGAGCGACAGCAAGTCGTGTTCGGGCTGTTGTGCTTCTATTTTCGCTTTGTATGCCGCCGCCTCGCGCCAGCAGTTCGCATTGCGTCCGCCCTTGCGAGCTGCAAACGACCACGCCATGCTATCGGCAGTATGCAACAGTTCGCGCACGAGACGCGAGCCGAGCGCCGTCGATTTTAAGCCGAACCCATGGAGCCGCAGGTCCGGCCGCTCGCGCTTGATCGCCAACAGCACGTTCTCGATTGCGCCGGGGTCGCCGTTGCGCTTGCAGACCGAGCCCACGCCAACCCATGCCCCATGCGCCAGCCGATCACCGTACTGCCGAACGTGCGCCACATAGTCGCTTGGCGCGTACCCTTGCAGCACCGGCATGATGTAGACGCCGCCCGTATCGCTGGCGATGAGGCGGTCATAGCGTTCAATGGTCAAACGCTGGTGATCCGCGACCGTCTTGCCGGTGATCTTGAGCATGTGCGCCTCGCACATGTAATCTTGCGCAACTGCGGCGAGCAGATTGCCGTTGATAGACCACCGCTTGATGTGCGCGGCGTAGACCTCTGGCGGCTCTGGGTAGTCGCCGTGCGTCAGGATCGTTGAGAACGCGCCGCTATCCATGATCCAGTCGCCAACCTTGAACGCGGATTTCCGCGTGCGAAGTCTGTTAATCGATATGAAGGCCGGTTCAACGTGCTGCGCATCAGACGGCTGATGCAGCCCCACGAAAAACCGCACAACACTTCTCCATTTTTATCGCGACGTCATCTCAAGCCAGTCCACCACGTCGCCATATTCGAGGCCAAGACGATCCGCGACGATGGCGATCAGAAATTCAGTGCTCTTGTCTTCGCCAAATTCTTCCTCGGCATCATCGAACGCCTTGCGCACCTGCGTTGCTGCTTTCCGCTTCGCGGTCTCCAAGCTCATGCGTTTGGCCTTTGGCAACGTCGTCTCCTCATTTGCCCGCCGCTAGTATCGCCTCGACAAGACACCAGAACGCGAGCGGGTCGTCGCGCTCTGGTGCGATCTTGTCGGCTAGTGCCTGTGCGCGTTCCCAACGCATCCGCTCCGGTTTCGTCACGACAAAACGCCCTCAACGATTTCTGGCTGTTTCGGCTGTGGCTCTCCGCGCAGCAGTCGCGCCGCTTCTGTCAACGTCACGCAATCAGGATGCACCCAACCAAACGGCGTCTTGACTGACTGGCGAGCGGCCATCGCCAGCAATTCCCGCGCGATGCGTTCGCGTTCGGTCATTGGTTTATGGCTCCTAGTTGCCAATCCCGAGAGCGGCTTCAATTCGCTCTTGTAGGTGTCGTCCAGTGCCGTCGATGACGGCGGTTTCAAAAATGACCTTGTTGTCGATCTCGCGCAGTAGCGCCTCTAGTTCCTCAATGCGGCTAGCCGCTTGCTCTCTAAGCTTGCGGTGTTGTCTGTCTTCCCAAGCGCGAGACCTCAGTTTTTCAACAAACGTCATGGTTAGGCTCCTACTTGCTCTTGCGGGGCCGTCCCGACCGCGCACGTCCTGATTTACCATAGGTGCGCCATAGCGTCGAAACACTGACGCCCAACGCTGCCGCTGCCTGCTTGTCGGTCTTGTACTTCGTGACGTTGTGCCAAGCGGCTTCGTCGCGGTCGTTCTTCTCGTACAGCTTCGGCCGTCCGCCCTTGCTGCCGTTCGCCTTGGCGATGCGCTTGGCCGCGCCCTTATTCAGCAGATGCAGGTTTGCCTTGATGAGCTTCACCCCGTCTCGGTCGCTGCGAATGCCAGTCGATTTCTGGACCACGTAGACGCCCCGCTCGTGTAGTTCCTCGATCAATTCGAGAACATCAGTCAGTTTCTTGCCTAGCTGCCGCAAGTCGCGAACGGCTATGCCCTCGCCCTTGCGTGCCTGCTTTAGCTTATCTCGGATGTTATCGCTCATGCGGCGTTCTTAATCAACAAAAAATACGTTCTGAACTCATTTTTCCACATGGGTTATGAAATTACTTATTGACGTGGTTCGGCCGGTGCGCTATGTTCAGAGCATCAGACACGGGAGAGACGACATGGCTAGCGACGGTAAAATTCTTCATCGGTGGCACGCTCGCATCATCAAGGACGGCAAGACGTTGACCCTTGGCGGCGTTGATCGCATGTATCTTTCGGGCAAGCCGAACGGTCACGACTTCGACACGCTGCGGGATTTTGTAATGGAAAAAGCCGACGCCGAGTTTGGTCGCGGCACCTACAGCGTTGCCGATATTTTCGACAAACACGCTTGGCACGCCGCCCCTGCTGCGGACTACGGTTGGCACAACAAGTAAGAAAGGCCGCACCTATGAGCAACATGGCACATTGTCGATTTCAGAACACTTTGGCCGATCTGCGCGACTGCTACGACAACATGGAGGACGAGTTGTCGCCGGAGGAAACCAAGGCGCAAAACGCCTTGATGCTTTTGTGCGCTCGCATCGCCAGCGACTACGAAAGCGAGATTGAGACGTTGCAGGAAAAACGCAAAACTAGCAAGTGAGGCCCCGTAGAATGACGCCGCAACAGACCGCCCGCAAGGCGCTCGACAACTACAAGCAGGACAACTTAGAGCGTGCTCAACACGCCTTCGGTGGCATGACTGACAAACAAATGTCAGAGCAGCACGGGTTAAGCGGCAGGACGCGCCGCGAAGTGCTCGACGGCTACATCCGCGACCGCCGCGAGTGGCAGGCGGCGAGTGAATGGCTAGATAAAATGATCGCCGCAACCGACAGCAAATAGGGCCCGACGATGACCGATATCGTTGATCGTCTGCGCGAGCGATACTACCGGCGCGCGTCTGAGAGCAACGACGAGGCACGCATTCGGCGTCAACGTGAGCGCGACGACGCCGCAGACGAGATCGAGAGATTACGCGAGCGCCTTGCCGACTGCACAAAGAGATACACGGATTTGCTCGACCAGCTAGGCGCTGGCGCGGATATGTAAGAAAGGCCACGACATGAGGGATATCGTTGATCGATTGCGCGAGACACCTTGCAACCGCGAGCCGTTCACGCCGTCTCACGCTGAATGTCAGTGTCGTGTCACGCATGAGGCAGCTGACGCAATAGAGGCGTTGAGGCAGTGCATTTTGGCCGCACTAGATAACCTGCATCACGACGACGCCAAAGGCGCTCGCCGCGTGCTGGAACGTGATCCCAAACGAAAGCAACACGGTCAAACCCGAGGAAGGCTTTCAGCGACGCTGACGTAAGACGATCAACCTCTTGGGCGTTGCGAGTAGGCCGAGCCGGGGCGGCGGGAACCCCGGCACCAATTTTCAAGAAAGGCCGGAAAAATGGCAGCAGCAATCGTAACGACACTCCTAGCCCTCCTAGTCGGCAGCGCCGGCGTGCTGTTCAACAGTATTCCTATGGGGCTTTTTTCGCTTGTGTTCGCAACCGTTGCGCACGCGCTGATTACAGCCAAGCAATGAGCGTTTCCATATACATGACGCGCGGAGGCGCTAGGGATTGGCCGTGGCAAGGTATAGCCGGCGCTAAAGAACTGTTTTGCGCCCTTAAGGATTTGCCCTTTGAAGATCGCCCCGGCGAAGTTGGCATTTGCGAAGTAGTCGTTCGCCCTACTGATTTTGCAGCGTGGCGCGAACGTATCGCGGCGAACGATCTTAACGTCGGGTTACTAAACGCGTTTATGGACAACCTCGAGCGCGACGCGTCGCTATGGCTCGTATTCAGCTATTAATTTTGTATTCCGGAAAGCGCCGGCCAAACTCCGCGATAAGTGCGGCTTCGGCGTGTCCGTCGTATGTTTTTTTCGCCCATTGATGCGCGGACGCCGGCCAAAGCTCCGCGGCTAGGCGCCGGCTCGAGGTTTTAGTATCTAGCCCGTGCTGCGAGGCATACGAGCGCACGCCTAGCTTTGCGCGCCACACCGCAGGCGACACGAAGCGGACGATATGGCCGGCGGCTTCGAAGCACTCGCGAATTTGTCCGCACACAAGGCCGAAGCGAAACGCATTGTGCGCCCCGTCGCCCGGGCGCCCGCCAACATCTTCAATCCATACGGCAGCGGGCTCGAGTAGCGCCAATTCGCCGCAGAGCGCCCGGAGCTCGCGACCGTCAATATGGGTCGTGAGCTTGTTCTTTTTCCTAGCGCTATGCGCGAGCGTATGCACTGGTATGCGCCACGTCTCAACGCTTCGCCCTTGATTGAGCGCAACCGCTCCGCTTAGGCCGGGGTCGATACCTATGATGAGCATCAGGGGACTGTAGTACAATGGCAAAGCGCCCGCCAAAAACCGCGCCGGCGACGCAATCGAAAAAAAGCCAAGTTGCAAGACCCGGCGCCGTCGCTCGCATGGTTTGACCGACAACTAGACAAGATAGGGAAAAACCGCGTTGGGCTCTCTGTGGAACACGACGCGAGCAACAAAAATTGACTACAGAAGATTTTGAGCGGGGAGCGCCGGCTACGGATTGCCGAAGCGATTTGGATAGCAGAGCGGTTTAAGTTGTCGTTGCATGACGTACTAACGGACGGGCTCGGCTTTAAAATTCCAGTGCCGCCTAAGCGCACCGTGCCAGTGATCGGCAGCGTCACGGCTGATAGCCGTGTCCATCGCTACGCGCCTCCGGCTGTTGAGGACGTAGAGGCGCCGGCCGGCTCGCGCGATGAAACGGTAGCGGTACGCCTCGAAACGTCTCAGACAGCGCTAGCAGTCTATGCGGGCTGCTTACTGTTCTATACGCCGGCGCCTGCTATGCGTGTAATGCCGGGGAGCTATGAGCGTTTGAGCATAATAGCGCTGGGAGACATGGATGCGCTTCTAGTCGGTATCCCGTCGCGCTCGAGCAAGCTTATGGCGGGGCGCGTGACCTTGCTGGACGGCCGCACGGTCATAGAGAGCGAGCAATTTATGAGCGCTTACCCCGTGGAATGGACAAAGAGCACCTAGGCATGAAAAAGCCCCGTAGCGCCAGGAGGGGAGCGCTACGGGGCTAGGTGGCGGCGGCCAGGGGGAAAGCGCTGCGCATTACGCCGCGGCTCGATGCGGCGACGTAGGCGGATAGTGCAGCACCGCGAAGCGGCGCGCAACTCGCAACGCTGCGCAGAGCACCGCAGAGCACCGCGCACCACTATAGCGGAGCACGGCGCGGAGCGGCAGCGCCGCACGCGGCGCAACGCGCTCCGCAGAGCGCTCCGCAGAGTGCAGCGCGCTACCGGGGCGCGGCACTCCGAGGCCGATGTTTACAGGGCTTCCGGCTCTGCGCGGAGCGCTCCGCGGCGTGCTCCGCGGAGTGCAGCGCTGCGAGCGCCGCGAGGTGCGCAACACGGGCAGCGGAGCGCAAGCGCTGCATAGAGCGGTGCGCGGTGCGGAGAGTAGCGCTGCTAGATCAGGTACAGCACGTTATCGCCGGCGTTAGTGTAGCGGCCGGACGCGAAGCGCAACCCTAGCGTCATGCCGTTAGGGTCGGCAGTGTGGACCGCCCGCGCGCCGTAGTGCTGCGCAACGCGCTACACGGTCGCAACGCGCCGCATAGGCTGATTGGACGATTGCAGTGCCATCGCGGCAACCGCGATTATCAATGCGTCACGCGCTATCCGCTCTATATGCCTATCAGGCGCTTCGCGCGACAGTTGGGCGGCTACTCGGGCGGACAGCTTGGATAGTGTCATCGGTTCCCCCTAGTGCATGCAAATGACATGTTACGAAAAGCCTAAAATCGGGGCGGTTACAAGCTTAGGTAGCGCATAGCAGCGATTTAGTTGCGCATAAGTCACGAAAAATGTTGAAAAATTTGTATAGTCGGTAAGTAGGTTGCTAAAGCGTTGACGGCTTACCGGATATACAAGAGAACTACTGATTTTAACAGCGCACTAGTATTTATGTTCGCGTGCGTCGTATCATTTTTTCAGTGCGCTAGGTGACGCTTTCGCAGGGCTTCGTGACTTCAAATCCGAAGTCAAATATGTGACTTGTCGTGACATGCCGAAATAAGCCACGAGCCCAATAAACACGGGCGTTTCAGGCACATATTGACTTGGTTTTACTTTTTGCTTATTTGGGCAAGTCAAGCCATTGATATCGTTGAATATTTTCTCTTCGTCTCATGCTCCTTCCCTATCGGGAAGTCCGGGCTCGCGGCTTATTTGCGCCGCTGCGGCCGTCCTCGCGCCGCCAAGCGACAAGCGACAGGTTTGAGCGCAAGAGCGGGCACACGGGCACACAGTCTAAAATCTGATGATATGAGACGCCGCATATATTGACGGCCTTACAACCTAAAAGGCGTTTCGCCCCGTCGCCTCGAAGTGCGCGACGCTAACGAATAATTTAGGAATGGCGTCTAAATTCGGGTTAGCCGAAAACGTCCGCAACGTTGACGGCCGATCAGAGAAACCCGCCCTTGACGCTTTCCCGCCACGGTTAGTGTTAAGGGCGGGGAGGTTTCAAAATAGGGATTAACCGTTGTGTCACGCATTCACGCAGACGAGCGCGCGGCTAGAGGTATAAACAGCCAAGAGGACGAAGCGCCGGCTAGGCTACCGGGCGCCGCGATTATTAATCGCACTCGTGTAGAGCTTGCGAAGATCGAAGCGGAGCGACGCGACCTGGCGGAGCGTGAACGCGATTTGAAAAAGACGTTCGTTAACGAGGGCGGCAGTAAGCAGGCTCTAGGCTTCATTCGGAAGCTGGATAAGATGGACCCGGACGACCGGCAGTCACTCCTAGCAGAGATAGACGCTTACGCGGCGTTCTTGCAGTATTGGTAATGGCTAAGCGCCCCGATAGGACTTGCCCCGTCACAGGGCTTCCCGTGCCATACAAGGGCTTTGGACGGCCTAGCGTGTATCATGAGACGGTAACGCGAAAGCGCCCCTACGAGTACAGCCTAGAAGAACTAGAGATTATAGCTACCGCAAGAGAGATATTGCGCGATGCCAGATCGCACCCGATGGTTATAGCGGCGGCGGTTATACATGAGCGGGCGGGCGTATATCAGCGTCTATTCAATAAGAACGGCAAGACGCGACCATACACAAAGAGCGGGCAACCGCGGAAGCCTCGGAAGTGCGCGCTGATACCTAAGCAATAAAGAGCCCCGCTACTGCTAAGCAGTGCGGGGCTTTGTCGTTTCGCAATGACTTGGAATATACAGCCGAAATGCGGCGCCGTTCTTATTACGATACCTTGCGCGCATGGGCAAATTTGCAAAGCTATACAAGTCGAATACATGGCAGCGGCTGCGTGAGGCACGGCTTAATGCTGAACCGTGCTGCCGTATGTGCGCAGCGAAAGGACAGATCACGCCGGCCGTAGTGGTGGATCATATCAAGCGCCATCATGGATGTTGGATTAAATTTGCGGACTACGAGAATACGCAGAGCCTATGCAAGCGCTGCCACGATAGCGATAAGCAGCAAGAGGAATGGTTAGACACATTGCCAAGCGGGGCGGGCGTCGATGGTTATCCGACCGATGGGCGATGGTAGGGGACTATGAGAATAGGTATATGCGAGGTAAGCGGTAGGACGTGGGGGCACCACGGCCGCGGACCTGTGGCTAGGCTGCACCCCGATTTAAGACAGGAGTGGTATCAAGGGGGCAGTCTAAAGCGGGCACGCAAGAGCAACGCTAAGGTAGCTGCAAGGAAGGCAGCGAAGATAGCCGCAGCTAACGAAGCCGCGGGGTATTGGGCTAACTTCAAGGCATGGCCAACCGATAGCTCGGTATGGATATCGGACACGGGCGACGTATGGCTAAGCGATAAGGGGCGCTTCGCTAATATCCGAATGGATTACAAAGGCTACGAGTACTTCAACAGGGGCGGGCGCAATCACTTTGTGCATTCCGCGCTGTTGGAGACCTACGTTGGACCTAGACCTAAAGACGCGATTACTCGACACATGAACGGAGTTAAACGCGATAACAAGCTATCCAACTTGGAGTGGTCTACGTTTTCGCAGAACAGTTTAGACGTTAAGTGGAACGGCAAGGCCAAGCACATAAAGCTGTACCCCAATGACGTGCGCGAAGTGCGCAAGGCGTTCGAAGCCGGCGAAACTAAGATGGCAATTGCTAGGCGCTACGGGGTGGATGCTGCCAGCATATACAAGATAATCGCAGGGATGACCCACGCCGACGTTAGTTGACGGTGCAACAGATCTTTTAGAGAACACTAGAGAGGAC